CGCCGTGGGGGTGATTGCGACCCCTGCCAGCTTGAATGCACCGCCTGATTCTACATCAAGAACGCCGCCTGAAGCGATTACATGGGTATCGCCGCCATCTTTTCTGTATGTTTTGGGCTGATATGTTGCATCTGCCATTGTTCAATCCTCCAATTTCTCCTGTGGTTGCCCCCGAACAGGCCGGAGAAGCCTGCTCGGAGTAGCCAAAAGGCCAGGGTTTAAGGGTTATGCCTCGCTCGGGCTTACAAGCTGAGTGCCTTTGAGCAAATCGCCGTTTGCATCCGGTCCCATCTTGCCCTTATAGCGAATTACGGTCACGCCACAGATTACCGCGTTCTGGGTAGCCGGAGTGACTGTTACTTCAAGATAACGCTCCAACGGCCTGAAAATATCGACTGCAAGAGCCGAATGAGTGAGTGTAGCGTTAGCAGCCGTTACAGTATGAGCAGCCGTACCAGCTACAGCCGCCATTGTACCGCCGTCGCTGGCCGTGTCCTGAAGCACCTGAACATTAATGGTCCCATTCTCGAGGATCGTGCCAAACTCAGCGATAAACAGAGCGCCATCATAGCCCGACATGTCGATAATATCCGTGGTCTGTGCGGCGGTTCCAGCCACAAAGTAACCAAGAATCTGGTCAACTTTTACATTCTTCAAAAGGTTCATTTTTTTTTACCTCCTATTTTAGTGAGGCGGGGAGTTTCACCCCGCCATTTTTAATTAGCCTAAGGTGACCCTACTGAAGGCCTCCTCCAAAACTGGCATTCCATCACTCTCAAGGCGCCCGATGAAGCCGACCTGATTCGTGGCCGCATACAGCTCATTGAGCCTCTGAATCCTCATTGAGAGTGCATCGGCTATCCAGTAGTTCTTGAAGTCGCCGATAATGCCAACATACAGCCCGGACGTGAAGGTGTTCGGGCAATATTCCGACATCTTATAGGGACGACCCAAAACCATATCAGGCTGTCCACCCTTCATATCGGGGTTCCAAATGTACTGGCCTTCGCCGTCTTTCAGCTTCCGCAGCCTCTTGATTGCGTCGCGGTGGAAGATCCATGTAGCAAGAGCGTGATACTGACCCTTGAGGCTGTAAAGAGCTTCCATCAAACCGTCAGTGGTGAATGCCGTTGCAGCGTTTCCGGTTGCAACATCGCGTGAAGTGCTGATTCCAAAGCCTGCGGTGGCCGCCGTGAAGACTCCCATCGGCTGGCCGGAGCCTGAACCGTTGAGATAGGCATTTTCGGCGGTGATACCAAACTTATAAGCCAGCCGTCCAGTAACAAGACTCTCCACATCCATCGCGGAAACCCTGAGCAGCTTTTCAGATACCTTAATGAGTTTCGCCAAGGGGTGCGGGTTCAGTTCTCGTTTTCCGAAGGCCATTGAGCTGTCTTCGGTTCCGGTGGCAATCTCAGCGGTCCATGTGGGATCGGCGGGGTCGGTATCCAGGGACGGGGCGCCGAGAGATTCGGCTTTCGTCACGGGGTAAACAGTGGCCATGCCACGGATAAAAACTTCATCATCCATCGCCTGGATCAGCTTCAATACAAACTGAGGCGGGGCTACGAGGAAACCGCCGGATATATCGGCATCGGCCTGAAGCGCTCGGAGTTCATCGCCTCCCACTGCCTGAATCCCCCGGGTCAGGAAGGTGTTCCACGCCCTCTGCTGTACTTCAGAGTCCGCAGGGACATTGATCTTCATCCCACGGTATTCAAGGGGCTTGACCTCTTCCCTTGTACCTTCGGGCTCGGCCTTGAATACGTTCGCGGGATCTTCAATTTCCTTCTCCCGCGTCTCGAGGGTCTTCTCCCGTTCAATATCGCGGGTGATGCGATCCACTTCCGTATCCATGTTCTCGTAGTTGATGTTCTCATCAGCCGAGAGGTCGCGTTTCTCTTCGTCCATCTTGTCAAGCATCGCTCTCTGATCGGCTACTACTTTTGCTCTGTCTGCGAGCAACGATCTGATTTTCTCGTTCATAGCTTAGTCCTCCTTTAATTGTCTTTCTTTGATTTTCAACCGCTTCCTACGTATGCTCAGGCCGATCAGATAATCATCCGCCTTATTGCCTTCATCCTCTACTTTATTAGCCGTCCTGTACTCTTCCAGGGACCTCAACCCGACTTCCGTGTCTGGATAAGCCGGGAATGTGACCGGGGAAACATCGAAAAGCTGTGCCTTCATTAGGGTTCTAACCTCATCTGGGTACTCTCCCTCCCATCTGTACTCTAATGTTCTGAAGCCAAAGGACATTTGATCGACATCCTTCCGGTCTATGGATACCATCAAGTCCGTAGCCCATTGTGCATCGGGGGGCATAATGTCTATTTTCAAGCCTCTTTGGTCTTCTGAGAGGGTAAGTGTCCCGCTTTTGTTGCGCCCCAGGACATAATCAGAGTTATGGTTTTTCAAGGCCCGGATATCATCAGCGTTAAGTGAATCTGCAAAAGCTCCAGAATCTATCTTCTCCCTGAATCCTCCAAGGTCTTCAGATAAGGAATTGAAGACGGCTGCATATCCTACTATGTGTCGAAGCCCGCCTTCGTCAGTAATCGCTCGAAGTTCTTCGACTGGAAAATACCGGCGCTCCGTCTCTTTTTTTCTTTTTTCCATGATTCTTCACCTCTTTTTTTGTGCCGTCCTTGCGTACCTCATATTTCGGTTTAATGGCCTTCTCGTAATTAGGCTTCATCGTCAGTTCCCATGTCACTCAGGCCAATCATGTTCTTTTCGATGATAAACTCTTTTCCTAATCCATCAGGGATCGGGTTTTGGTTGTTCCACGATCTTATCTCATCTGCATTGCAGATCCCGTTTCTCTTTGCCAGCACCCAGGCTTGCATCTGTTTGAGGGTGTCACCCCTTAAAAGCTGTGACATATCGAACTCAAAGAAGTATTCATCCTTCTCGCTGTTCAGTAAGAGCGCCCTTCCGAGTTCCTCTTCCCAAAGCACGAACCACGGGCGCATGGTATGGGTAATAAATCCGATATTCAACTCTTCAATCCCCGTTCCCCATGACGTTGTTTTCTCTACATCTGCAATCATGTGTGGGGGAACGTGATAGAGTCTCGCTATTTCATTAACCTGAAACTTGCGGGTTTCTAGGAGCTGAGAGTCTTCAGGATTGATTGTTATGGCATGGGCCTTCATTCCATCTTGCAAGAGCATCATCTTGTGAGTTTTCCCAAGGCCACTGGATGCTTCTGTTAGTGAGGTTCTAAGATCTGCGTTTGCCTTTGGGTCTAACTTGCCGGGGTGTTCGATAATCATTCCCGGGTGTGTTCCGCTTCCGAAGTATCGCGCGTCAAACTCTTCCGCCGCCATGCCCAGCCCGATTGCTTCACGGGCAAGGGTGATCGGGGAATATCCCATCACTCCATCGTACCCAAAGCCGGGAATATGGAGCATGTATCCGGTGGGTATCTCAAAACCTTCACCGGAAATAGGATTGTATTTATATTCAAGCCGTCCGGCCTTTCTCTCGACGTGTACCAAGTCCGGTCTCAGTGGCCACAGGGCGCGAGGGTAGCCGTTTCCACCCCATTCGATGTATGAATATGCGTTTCCCCATGACGCAAGGTGCCCCTGGAGCGTAGAACGATAACGCCCAGCCGACATCTCAGGGTTAGGTTGCCGTCTCATGAGCCTAAACAGTGGGTGTTTCCGTGCTAATTCCTTGCCACCTTCAGGCAATCGGCGGTAGAGATAGAGGGGGAGGCTCCCGACTGTACGGGAAAGAATATCAATACAGGAGTAAACCGCGACGAAGGTCATCGCCGTTGCAGAGGTAACGCTAACGCCGGAGGTTGATTCATACCCACCAGAAAACCAGTCAACCAACCACTTCTCAGGAGTTGCAAGGTTCGATCTCTTTTCAAGCGCCGACATCAAGCCCATTACTTAGTCCTCTTTGCCGTAAGACTCAGAAACACAGGCCACAGCAGCCCAAGAATAAACATGATAACCCCGCACACAGTGAGGCCCAGCCATAGACCCCACTTCAAATGGAGGCCATAACCGAGCATTATTAAACCACCGTAAACAAGGATATCCCTAAATTCAAAGAAGATCCACAAGCCTTTGAACAGGGCCGCAATAATGTTACCTAATCTTTTAATCATTCTCACCGTTTACCCTTGTTTGTTGAGTAGAAGGTTCTATGCATGACGGAAGTGTCGCATATAAAATGGGGGTTGTCAAGGGTTAATTTTCTCTCCTTTCAATTCC